ATTGCCGCAGTCGCAGTACCGAAAATATTAGGAACAGCCATGTTAGAACCTCACTCTTAATTCATGTTCAAACTCAATTGTGTTAACAGTTAGCGCAGAGTCTGTGCTAGTCATTGTCAACCCCAAATACTTACCATACTGCTGTGCGTCTGATTTGTACAGGGCGTACCCTGAACTTAGCAACCATCCTATCGTTGTAGAAGAGTTGTTCACCCATGTCAACGTAACATTTTGATTGTTATACCAAGTAACACTGTTATTCAAGGTATACACAGGGCTAGAACCACTCTCACTATCCACAGTCACATTGAACGTCCCACCAGTAGTAAGCGTTGCCTCAATACCAAATTTTAATGCTTGTTTGGTGCGAATAGGGTCTTTCATAGGAGACAAAGATGTCTGTATCTCAGAAGAGATATTTGCAGTTGCATCCCCATACAACTTGAAAAGAGCCGTATTCGTTACCCCATACAGGTTAATCAACCCGCCTACGGGAGCAGAAGACACATACCGCAACGCACCCTGGCTTGTGACAAACCACTTTTTCTCAAAAAATACGCACTGTACAAACCTGTCTCCCGTGGTGGTAGGAAAACTTGCATTTAGATAGAAGTTGAAAGCCGCACACAAGATGTTGTTGAGCAAGACTTGACCCGCAGTTACAGGTTTGGTGAAGTCTATATAAGGAAAAATACCATCTAGTTGGTCAGAAATCTTGCTTGTTGTTGAGCCAACTAAGGCATACACCCCGTAGTTATTCATAAACAACACAGAACGGAAGTAAGGGTAAACAGCGTATTTCAGCTTACTACCTACAGACGCAGACACGTTTGTGTTTGTAAATAGGGTGTCGCCAGTGTTTGTAATCCTGACATCAGAAAAGACGTTAATGCTGTCTTCTCCAAAAATGTACAGGAAGTTGTTGGCAGACACCATGTTTTGTATGTTGCCACGCAAGGTAGAGTCTGTAATTGTTTCTGACCCCGCAGAAATAGAAGTGAAGTCAGTAGGACTGGTTGCAGAGGAGAAGGTAACGGTACGACCTGTAGCCACCCACACACGACCAGAAAAAGTAGAAACGGCAGCTATTTCTTCTAAATTGGGAACACCGATTACCGTAGCAGTTGCGTTTCCAGTAGGCGTAGGTGGAGCAGCTATCGTGACTGTAGGTACACTTGTGAAGTTGTTGCCTACATTTGACATTATGACTTGTGTTACCGCATTGCCAAACACAATAGCAGTGGCAGCGGCATTTGCTCCACCACCACCAGAAATAGTTACAGCGGGAGGAGAAGCGGGGTTATAGCCAGAGCCGCTATTAGTGACCTGTATAAACAGAGCACCTTTTGTAAAGGTAAGAATCTCGGCAATAGCAGTAGCTCCGCCACCACCACCACCTGTAATAGTAACTGTTGGTGCAGCGGTATAACCGCTACCACCTTCTGTGATGGCAATAGAAGATACCGCATTTGCTGTGATTGTGGACACCGCCGTTGCTTGTGTTCCGTTTGCTTGATTAGGTGCAGAGATAGTGACTGCTGGCGCAGAGGTATAACCTGAACCCCTGTTTGTAAGCCCTATTTGACCTACACCACCAACATTAAGTAAGTCAGTGCTATCCCAAGTAAAGAGCCCTTTGTTTGGGTCACCGATAAATACTTCCTCGTTCTTCCACTGAGCGATAGATACATTTGCAGAAGAGAAAGTGCCTATCACACCTACATTGCCTACAGTGCCTGTATCTATGATTACATATTGCGCTCTACCATCTTCTTGAAAGGCTAACAGATAGTCAGACAATCCAAGATTGGTATTGGTAAGGGTAGAGACTGTGTTGCCAAACGATATAGCGTTATTACCACCATCTTTTACTGTTACTTGAGCAGGGACAATCTTAATGTTGCCAAACCCGATAGGCATAGCGTTCTCAATCCATGCGAACTCCTCTTCATCAATAGCTGTTCTATTGGCCTTGGTATTCAGACCTTTAAAGTTCTTATAGACAGCATAAGATTTCTTTTGCTCTGCTGCTGCCATGATTAGAACGTAGAGTAGGGGTCAGGGATTCTGCGTGTGTACACAGAGTTCAACACTGCTTGGATTTGCTTTGCATATTCTTGCTTGTATATCTCAGCTTCTCCGTAACTCTGTTCTTTGTACTTGGCTTTGTAAGCCGCATAAAAAGCTACAGGTGTAGTATAAGGGTCTTGTATTTGGTCATTAACGGTAGAGGTGTTCAAACTTAGAGCAGTAGGCAAGATAGTGCTATCTATCTCAACCACATAGGCTTGGTCTGGAACGGGGCCAATGTAGATAGTGTTTTGTCCGTAAACAGAAAAGCACACGGGTCTACCTACATAGTTTTGCCAGTAACGCAGTTGAGCGTTAAAGTTGGACCAGGGTAAATACCGCAAAGGAATTCGACTGTTACCCCAGTAAATGTTGACGTTCAGAATGTCTAAAGTTGTGCCTGTAGAAATAGTGGCATAGGGGATGATTTCGGCAGGGCCAGAATACTGCAAGGTGGCAGTTCCATCTGTGAATGGGGTAGAAGGTGGGAAAGTGTAGCCAGAAGAGGGGTAAGCTGGAGCAGTAGCGCCAAGAACACCACTTACAGTTACTTCATAAATGAAAATGCTGTTAAATACAAATTGTCCAGCAGTAACAGTAGCACCCGCAGTCCATAGAGTTGCGGCTACGCCTGTACTAGAAATTGGGGTTGCAGTTATTTGCAGGGTTCGTAAACACCCTGTATCTCTCGCTACTCGCTCACGGGCATCGTTGATGTAGTCCGTTAGCTCCGAGGTAGACCAGAAGACAGAGTTTGCATCATGCAATAACCGCTGTACTTCCAAGATGTAGGAAGAGAGAGTTGCCATGTTACCTTCATGTTATGCAACCCTCTGATTGACCTTTCCCCCAACGGATTTCTCAATCCGTAAGGGTACTACGCCAACCGCCGAGGGTAACGAGCGGTTCTTTGTAGGAGACTCTGAAGAAATATCTATTTTCTTCAAAGTTTCCATTGCTTCTTCAAGTTCGCTATGAAGACGTATCATGCCCAACTGGACTAGATACTTCTCCTTGTCCTCATCTCCGTAACCAATCATGTGTCTAGCAGCAGAAACAGTCAGTTCAACTGTCTTGCCAACAGGAAAATGATAACCAACATAGTTGTACTCAGCGTACAGGTCTTTGTTGGTGTTGTTGGTTACATAAACGAGTTCTGTCATAGGTTTACAACGTCACCGTACACTGCGATGTCAACTGTGTTGTTTGCGGCAGCGGCTGTATTGACACACACAAACAAAGAACCAGAATAGATTGTTGTGGCAGTGTTTGCTGTCAGGTTCAAATCTTGATACTTTGTTGTTGCTGTGATATTTCCCAATACAACTGCATTAGAAACTGCGTTTGCCAAAACACCATCACTGCTGTTAATGATAGTGACGTTGGCAAGCGCAACACTTCCGTTGGCATTTGCAACAGTAATACGGCGAACAATGTAGTTTGTACCGATTGTTGGAATAGTTGCAACGGCATTACCTGTGCTTCCCAAACCTAAGGGAGTAGAGGTCTGACCAATCAAAACATTACCAAAACTATCGGGATACAGTGACCCTACATGATTCGAGTTCATACTGTTTCCTTATGTTGTATAAGTGCTGTTTGCGTTGATACCACCATTGATGGTCAATGCAGTAATTGCACCTGCGCCAGCAATAATTGACTGTGCAAATATGTTCACACCATCAGACAAAATCATACCGCCAGTGTTATTGGCGAGAAGAGTTGCGATAGAAGAACCGTTGTTTGCAGTAACAATTACATTGGCTGCGGGAAACAGCATATAAGTACCAGCAGGAATCACTGTGCCAGCGTTAGCAGCAGTCAGTGATACGTTGGAGAAGTAAGCACCAGCGGTGTTGGTGGTTGCATTCGCAAGAATGATTTTGTTTAGTGCTAAAGCCATGTCTTTTTCTCCTTACAGTGAAAGGTAGTTGTAACCCGTCACCTTGGTCATTGACTTAGG